TTGATGAGCCGTTGATAGTTGCATATTCAGTTGCTGTAAAGAATTTAACATCTTTTGTGTTATTTGGCCATTGTGTAAAGTTACCTGCTACACGACTAAATACACCGTATGCATCTGTAATTGTTACGTTGTTAGATCCATTAACATCTGCTGCATAATAATCAAAACCAGACATCGTGCTATTACCTAATACCCATTGATTAATCAATTGTGCATCAGTTGCAGATATAATGTTACCTACATCCATAGTGTCGCCTTTGATTGCTAAACGAACATCCCAATAAGTGGTATCCAAGTTAACTGTGAATGTAAAGTTACCTGAGTTATCAGTGGTATACGTTGAATGTTGAGCCCAAGTAGAGCTACCAGCTGGACGTCTTTCTAATGCAAATGGCAACGTTTTAGCACCCGTACCAGTTACGTTAGTAAATGTTCCTGCAAATGTAAATGTAGGTAAAATAAAGTTACCGCCATAGTTATGCAAGTTTAATGTAGTATCGATACCGGCACCGGTTGCTGCATATTGTTGGAAGGTTTGCGTTCCTGTCCAAGTTAATGGTGTAATTGATGCTAAGTTATTGAATACTGCTGGCGCTGCGTGAGTAAAGGTAATTGCAAATCGTTCGCCGTTGGCTAATGTATATGATGGCGAAGCGCCTGTATATACTAAAGTAATTGTAATAAAACCATTAGTAGCATTAGTTACAAATTGCATATCCAAGTTCGTAGTTGAACCAATCAATGCTACTGTTGCATTCGTAAATGCAATTTTGTCATAAAATACACGAAACTGGGTAGCAGTGTATTTCGTTAATGTAGTGTTCTGCAAAGTAATATTTGCAGTAGTAAATCCTTGCGATGTTGGTGCCACTTGGTAATTTTGATGGATCAAACCATAAATACCATTACCTGGTGCTACAGGTGCTTGGGCTAATGTAACTGTTGTTGTAAATAAAACAGCAAGGAGTGTTAATAAACTTGTTAGTTTTTTCATTTATTCTCTCCTTTTTAATGTTCAATAATAAATATCAAACAAGAAAGATAAATTACTTACTTTCTAACATACCTGTTATTCGTTTTTTGGCTTTTTCTCCTAATGGAATTGAATTGCCACCTTCATCTATTTGAACAAAGGTAATGTTTGTCTTCAATACAAGATCTTGCTTACCAGTATATACATTATGAGCACGTGCTTCCATATACAATGTCATCGATGTATTGCCTACTCGTACTGGATAGCCGTATATCTTTAGTAGTTGCGATTCTTTTGCAGGTCGTTCGAAGTTGCATTGGTCAATTGATACCGTTACCATACGAGGCGTATCACATAGTTGCATTGCATATCCTGCTGCTGAAGCATCGATCCAGGATAAGAGTTTACCTCCAAATAGATTGCCATGAAAGCCTAAGTCACTTTTCTTGATTGGGTGTGTATTTAATTGTTCCATTAGTTGCTTAAAGGGAATTTAATTGCTGGGTGTGATTCATAATTTTCAAGTTGCAAGTCCTCAAAGAAACATTTGCAATACGCATCATCAGAGAAGCCGTCGAATACTGCTGCAGCATCTATTGCACCTAAGCCAGCTTCGCCAGTCTCTGTTGGCCAAAACTCTGTATTGATTGTTAATTTAGGTAGCGTCAATGGTTGTCGAGTTAATTGCTCTTTAACACCATCTATTTGATTTGAGTATATGTGACAGTCTCCTAAGTTCCCAATCAATTCATCAGGCACCATATTCGTTGCTGTTGCAATGATTTCTAATAACAAACCGTAAGATGCGATATTAAACGGAAGTCCTAGTGGTGTATCTACTGAACGTTGATTCCACATTAGGGAGATTGCTCGCTTCGGTGCCCAATCTAATGGATCAATATTTTTAACATATCCGAGTTTCTCATATTCAGCTACACGTTCTTTAACATTTAACTCTCTTGTATAGATCTGAAATCCGTAATGGCAAGGAGGTAAAGTCATTTGATCTAATTCCTCAACATTCCAAGCCGATACCATTAGGCGACGTGAATCTGGTTTTGCTTGTAGTTCCTGGATTAGTTTTTGTATCTGATCGACGCCTGGCTTTCGTTTCGTCTTGGTACCTAATATGTGATTAGTCTCATATCGACTTCCCCAATCGCGCCATTGATGTCCATAGATAGGTCCTAACTCGCCATCTGTTCTACCACTTTTTTCATAATCGCCATCCCATATGTGACAACCATTATCATGAAGAAACTTGATATTAGTATCACCACGTAAGAACCATAACAATTCTGTTACAATTGTTTTAAATGGCATCTTCTTTGTAGTCAATAAAGGAAAGCCAAGCTTCATGTCATGACGGATCTGCCTTCCAAACGTTGAAACGGTTCCTGTACCCGTACGATCTTGTTTCTTTGTTCCATTACTTAAAATGTCATGGAGTAGTTTTAGGTAGCCATGTTCTATATTGTTCATTTTGACCATTCTACGGTGAAACCAAGATCCCAAAACAATATGCTAGCACTTAAGCAAAGCAATCTTACATTGCGGGATATTTTGTTATGTGTTATAAACAATGTAGGCCAAAGAGCCATTTGCGTAAATCCACCTCCTATGGTGTTGTGCGAGTAAAATCTAATTTTCATTTTTATACTTTATTACGTGATATCCGAGCCAGCATAATTCAATTATCCAAGCACTCAATATCACTAGACTTGTCCATTTCAACATATTCAGCATCTTTTATTGTTTCACAAAATAAAAAGTGAGTATTCGATCGTAATACATGATCGCAGTTCCGCCATTGCATATATAATTGTACATGATCCATATCAGGTTCTTCATCTAATTTTTTTGCAAAATGAGATATTAGTTTTTGATCTAATACGATGTATGCATTATCGCCATGTTTATATACTGGTTTCATCTAATATATTTTTCTAAACCTAAAACAACTGCATCTGATATTTGCAGTTTAGGATTTTCTTTCATTACGCGTAATGCTTCTGTAACTACTTCAACCGTTATTCCATAATCGTCTGCTTCATGTAATACATATGTTACAACGTCCATGGACCGATGAATATCTTCCACCGGCCCAACTTCGAAATATTTTTTCGCGAACGTCTTCATGATTACATCATAGGTGGCATTGCCACATTATCTTCTTTAGATGGCTCATCAACAATTACACACTCTGTCATCAATACCATCGATGCGATAGATACTGCATTCTCTATTGCCGTTCTGGTTACTTTAGTTGGATCTACAATACCCATTTCAATCATATCACCATACTCATTAGTACGAGCATTGTAACCATATGATTCTTTGCCTTCTGCAACAAAGTGAGCTACTACATCACCATTACCGCCGGCATTTGCAACAATTTGTTTAAGTGGTGCTGCTAATGCATCTCTTACAATATCAACGCCTGCTGATTCATCAACATTTTTTGCAAGGCCTTTCAATGAACTAGAACAACGAATCAATGCTACACCTCCGCCTGGAACAATGCCTTCTTCGACTGCTGCTCTAGTTGCTGCTAATGCATCATCAACTCGGTCTTTCTTTTCCTTCATCTCAACTTCAGTTGCTGCACCAATATATAATACTGCTACACCGCCTGCCAATTTAGCTAAACGCTCTTGAAGTTTTTCTTTTTCATAATCAGAAGTTGTATTTTCAATTTCAACTCGGATTTGTTCAATACGCTTTTGAACTGCTTCTGATTCACCATAACCATTGATAATAGTTGTCTTGTCTTTAGTGATATCAGCCTTTTCGCAACTGCCTAACACTTCCATTCCAACTTCGGATAACGTGTATCCAGTATCTTCAGAAACTACAGTACCGCCCGTTAAAATAGCCAAATCTTCAAGCATTGCTTTGCGTTTATCGCCAAAGCCTGGGGCTTTCACTGCTGCTACTTTCAATGCTCCTCGAATGCGATTAACAACTAATGTGCCTAATGCATCACCATCAACATCATCTGCAATGATTAACAATCCACGTCCAGTTTGAACTACTGGTTCCAGTACTGGTAACAATTCTTTCATTGAAGATACTTTGCCATCTACAAGAAGAATATATGGATTCTCCATTTCTACTGTCATCTTCTCTTGGTTGGTAACAAAATAAGGAGAAAGATAACCACGATCAAATTGCATACCTTCTACTGTCTTGATTTCAGTTTCAGTACCCTTTGCTTCCTCAACGGTAATTACACCATCTCGTCCTACTACTCGAATTGCTTCTGCAATAAGACCTCCGATAGTTTCATCATTGTTTGCGGAAATTGTTGCAACTTGTTTTACTTTTTCAACATCAACGCCTACTTCTTGAGACATTGATTTAAGTGTGGCAATAACTTTTCCGCATGCAGCATCCATTCCTCGTTTAAGGTCAATTGGATTAGCCCCAGCTGCTACACTCTTAAGTCCATCTCTAACCAATGCTTGAGCTAATACAGTTGCGGTAGTTGTTCCATCGCCTGCATTGTCTGCTGTTTTAGATGCAACTTCTTTTACCATTTGGGCACCAAGATTTTCAATTGGGTCTTTCAACACAACTTCTTTTGCAACAGTCACGCCGTCTTTGGTAACGTGCGGTGCACCAAATTGTTTACTGATTACTACATTGCGACCTTTAGGTCCTAATGTGACTTTAACTGCATCTGCCAATGCATCTACTCCCGCCTTTAACTTGGCCCGGGCATCTGAATTAAATTCAATTTGTTTTGCCATAACTTTACTTATCCTTTTTTATAACTTTTATTTAATATAAATATTTAGATTGCAATTTCCAAGAACTTTTTATTCAAAGTTTTTGATACTTCGGTCATGCTTTCTGGATTAATGAATTGAGCATCAGGTCCATACATTTTGCGGAAATTATCTACTGTCGACTCATACATGTAGCCGTCTTTGATAAAGTAACTAACTACATTGATTCCATTTTCGCGGAAGTTATTAACTACTCGACGGGTAAAGTCAACACCATTGTAATAATGTCCTGTACCTCTAACACTTGTAGGCTCACCATCTGAGTAATTCACAAAGATACATTCATCGCCCTTTGCATCAGTTTTGATATATTTCTCAATACTCTTAAAAGCAATGCCTTCTGGGGTACATCCATAGACATCCAAGTAACGAAACATTGTGCGGATCTTGTTCATCTTATCCTTTGCAGAATCATATGCATAAATCGTTACTGCGCGCTCGCCGGCATTATCAAAAGTAGATGTACCTCGCAATGAAATCTGCACACGGATACCTGTCGTCATGGATGCTGCCTGCGCTACAGCTACTGCTGAGGTAAGAGCATTTCTAAATTTAGGTCCGCCCATTGATCCAGATGCATCAATTGAAATATGAATGAAATAATTCTTGAAACGATCTGTTACAATGCGGTGGAATACATTTGCATTATTGTATCCTAATTGAGAAATCAATCGTCTATCAATCTTACCAGTCTCGAGACGAGTGCTTTTCAAGCTGCGGTCCGCATTACGAAGCTGAAGCTTTTTACCTAATTGCTTGCCTAATACAATGCCTCGCAGTACTGCTTGATCCGTTTCGTGTATGCCTCGCGTTCTGTATGAGTCTTTCGATATATCTTCTGCATAATCTTTCATACCGGTTAGGTAATCATCTGCATATGAAGCAAACAAATTGGGCATTGCTGCTGTGATACCAGGAGTAAACTTTTTGATAACAATAGCTTCAACAATGTCAGTTTCACCTGCACCTGTTGCTACTTGCACTGTTTCTGTACCAGCTTCGCGGATAGCATTTACTGTGGATGCTTGTGCCTTTGTCAGCTTACCTGTCTTTTTAGTGGTACCATTCACAAATTTGCGTTGCTGCTCAATTGCCTTTTCCAATTGCTTTTGCTCTCTTTCTGAGAGTTGAGATTGACTTGCAGTGGTAGGAGCTCCATCGTCACCTTCTTCTTCACCATCAGATGTTCCATTTCCTGTACCGCTTTCGTTGCCTCCATCGCCATCACCATCGCTACTTTCATGACCACCATCGCCTGCTGCATCCATTTGTGCCTTTTGTTGTTGCTCAGCTTCTTGTACTGCTTTATTGATAATAACATAAGCATCAATAGCAACATCTAAAGCATCCTGGGTTGATTTCAAACGATCGATATTTTTCAAATCAATAAGGTTCCATACCTCACGTAGCCTTTCTAATGCTGACAAGTTACGATTTGGATTAGTGAAGTTAATGATGTGAAATAAATAATCATCCAAAGTCTCTTGTGTCTTTTCATTCTTCTTAAGAGCTTTGTCAATTACTTTGTCATTGAAATACTTATCATACATTGCCTCATAATACATACGGTATCCTGGAGCTGTCTTATAGATATGAAAGTCGATGCGACGGTCTTCAATCCAATTAAGAAGATCCTTTATGATAGCATAATTTTCATCAGTCATCGTCATATCCGGATCTACGCCGCGCATCATTACGCGCGAAGCCATTTGTGTTTGACTTAAGCTATGCGCTGAGTAACCATTAGGCTGTTTAAATACATCAAAATCTGTCAATGCAATATGCGAGCCTTCATGCAATGCTAATCCTACTGCAGCATCAAAATTTTCGTTATCTAATTTAGTACCAATAACAACTCGCTCACCATCTGTATAGCTATTGTCTGAACTTTGGAATACTACTGGAATTTGCTTGCCGGTAACAATATTAACAAAGTTACCAATTGCTCGTTGAGTTGCTGCTAATTTAGTATAATCAACACCAGACTCGCGTTTGAAATCTGTATCAAAGTCATCCATCCAAAAGCTAGATGCTTGATTGCTTGTATACTTGCCATTAATGATTTTGTCGATAATACTCATAGCTCTTTTATTTTTATATATTATATGAAATTCATTCCAATAATCCAACCAGATAGTAAAAAAGGGAGGCAATTTCTCGCCTCCCCTTTTGAGCTATGAAAAATTAAAATGGCGTTGATTCTGTATCCATTGAAACATCGCCCGTATTGAAAATGTCATTCATCTCAGTTGCCATATGCTTCTGGATGATCTGCTTAACAAACGTCCTTTCAGAATCTGAACCGCCTGATGCATCAAAGAATGGAAGAATTGCTACTTCTGCTGCCTCAGTTAAAGAGAAGCCATCTGCTAACAATTCACATACGCGCACCGTCATACGAGTGGATACCATTGTGGTAAGTTTGCCTTCTTCTGATCTCCATTCTTTTCGTGTTGCATCTGCAATGTCAGCAACTGCATGAATCATTTTTGCAGACACTGCATCTCCAAAGCGACGTGTCAATAAGTCTTCTTCTTGAGATAAAGAAAGAATATCTACTTCAATAATCTCAAAACGATCCATCAATGCACGGTCTAATACACGTGTCGATGTATATTCGGTACCAATGTTTGCTGTTGCAATAAAGGATACTCCTGGTGCTACGTTTACTAATGGAGCATTGATATCTTCATCGAGTCGAAGATAACGCTGACCTTCATCCAATACTGTCATCAAGATGTTCCATGCTTCAGGGTGCGCACGAGACAACTCATCCATAAGGATAACTGCATTTTCGGTCTGAATTGCTTTCACAAAGGCAGACTCATCAAAAGTGGTTTGACCATCTTTGAAGTGAGTGTTACCAATAAGAGTTGCTCTAGGATCTTGAGTTGCACCCAAGTTAAAATAAAAGAAAGGACGATTAGTAGCTACTGGCAAATCTTTTGCTGCCTGTGTCTTACCACAGCCTGCAGGACCAACCATCATGATGTTCTTGCCACGGACTGCGCTTCGCACCAAATACTTCCACTTAACATCTGACATCTCTAACGAAGATGGTTTAATCTTATGGGCATTATTAATAAGTTGCAACTCCGGTGTTAATTCTTTTTTGATTTCCATTGCGGGTTCCGGTGTTGGAATTTCGCCTTCGCGAGCTACTCGCTTTGCACGACCTGTGTCTTCGTCTAATACTAATAATTCATCATTTGCAAATGCATGACTAATCATGATGCTACGGAACTTATCCGTGATGTCAACATTAGTACCTAATTCGATGATTCTTTGTTTGCCATTTACTAAGGTTGGCACACCAATTTTCTTGTTTTTCATAACTCTTTATTTTCTATATTATATGAAATAAGAGTTATGAATCCAACCTTTCGTCAGTCTTTTTATGTTTCTTTTTGCGCGTATATGATTTTTTATTTTTATACACAGCGGGACGAGTAGCTTGCCAAATTTCCTGCATTGTTACTTCTATCTTTTCCATGACACAAATATAATAAAAAGGATACAAAGATCCAAATTACCACTTACGACAAGACCAATATCTTGCTGATGTTCTATCTTTGGCTGTATGACAACGGTGTCTAGCTCTAAATGAACGTCTACGTGCGGGGTTGCTCTTGCGGATTCTCATATTAGGGTCGCCAAAGTTAACCTTTACAACGTTGCCTTTTTCATTCTTAACGTAGACTTTAAATTTCTTTACATCGCCGCGCATTGGTTTACCTAATTGCACTTTGCGACCTTGATATTCAGCTTCTGATATTACATCAAATTTACCAGCTTTAATATCTTCCATTAACGATAATGCACATTCCGTGCAAATTGACATTTCTTCCATGAATTCCTTTTCTAGTTCTTCATTCTTTTTTGATTTGTTACCCCAATTCTTAGCACCTTTTTTACGACAAGCAGAAAGAGCTAATGAACCATATGCTGATGGCCACGTTCCTCCGTTGCGCGTATAACGAGCTTTAACTTTGTGATAACATGCATCTCGTTTTGCTTTTTTTTCTTCATCAATAACTGCTTCAGCTTTAGGAGTACGTTTACCCATACCAACTCTACGCTTTTGAGCTACTAATGAATCTTTTTCTTTTTTATCAAATGAACTCCATGTTTTAGGAGTATCTTTAGAAACTTTTTTACTAGGACGACATTTTTTTACACCTTTGGTTTTATCATTACCACAAGGACGTCCATGTTGATCAACCCACTTTTCTTTGACCCAGCGGCGCAAATCTTCATTCATTATGTCTTGCAAACGGATCATTATATCTCCTGACGAATTCCTAGCTTAGGTAAACGTTCTCTCCAAACCTTTAAGATATTTTGTTTATCTGTTTCAGTTATAGATTGATTGCTAACCCATATATTTAAATAATTATCAACAACTTGTTTAAAAGGCGTACGTGTTTTTTTAGCTCGCAAATACAAACCTTGAATCATTGCATCAATTTCTTTTGGCAATGTAAAGTATCGAGCCGGCGGCAATTTGCCTGATTCAATTTTATTACGCATTGCTTGGTCTGAAGGAATATATTTTGAATCTATTGTATTCCAACCGCTTTGCGTAATATGTTCAATTTCATGACGAAGTGTATCTCGAAGATCAAATGCAATTTCAGATAATACTTTAGGATAATCTGCAGGATCTAATTTGAAACGAATTTCAATTAATGGCGCAGCATCGGCAACACCTCGTTTTGTTTCATTGTATGCATCTCCGCCTACATGTACATCATTAAATCCTTCAATCCATTGCACTTTCAATGTTAAATAAAAATCTAATGGAATATCTGTATTTTCTATTTCCTCAAAGTAAATATGATCTATTTGGCTTGAATCTTCAATATGTGGAACTTCTTCACCTTTTTTGTAGTATATTTTTTCTCCCCCAAAGAATCCTTCTGGATCTTTAGTACAAGCATAACTGTCTTTGATTACTTGTAATAGTTTGCGAGACAATGCAGTCACTAAACTATCATATCGACCTTCTACAATTAACTTTTTTAAAGATATCATATTAATAAATATCACTCAAGCAAATTGTAATTCCAATATTTTTCTTTGTCTTGATTAAAAGGATTGCCTGTTTGCTGATAATAACAATTCAAACAAAGCATTTGTAGATTTTCTAATTGATGATTAGTTTCATCTCCATCAATGTGATCTAACAATACCGGGACGGTATCATCAGTTATTCTTCGTTCATCATATCCGCAACTAGAACATTCTTCTTTAAATACTCCTAATGCTAATAATCTATTGCGAAGTTTCCAGGAAGGATAATTAGGATGCTTGCCCATTAAAATGTTATCAATAGAGTAGATACCCTTTGATGCTTTTTGAACATCTTTAGGAATACCTACTCCAAATTGATTTTTATGTAGCTCATACAACGTCTTACCCGAATCTCGGTCTGTATACATACGAGCATACTTTTTATAAGTAGTAAATGATACTTTAAGAAAGCGAGCAGCTTCTGCATTAGATTTTGTATTATCCATTGCATAACGAATTTCACTTTCTGGAATATCTAGAGCCGTCTTACCGATTCCATATACATACTTATATTGTTTGTCTTCCATTAATATACTCCGTGTTTACGAAGAACAGTAACTGCATCTTTAGGCATCGTTTTTTCATCATACATTTGTTGCAACAAATCTTTTAGTTTCATTGCTCGATCCGTAAAAAATGATGAATGTACTTTTGTTTGTTTTTGAACTTCTATAATCCAAAATGAATATACCGGGTAAGCATCGTCAAATCTATCTGCATCCGTACGATTTTCCCAATATTCGATTTGATCTTTCAAAGGCCACATATGAATTGGAATATCTGGATCTTTTCTTCTAGCAGATTTAAATGGTTGATGTTTTTCGCGGTTCATATTTTTTGCTATGAACTTATCCATGATATTGATCGAACGATCTTTTGGAGACTCTCCAGTGTGTGCAGATTTTCTACCCATTTGTTTTTATTTTATTTGTTAATATAACTATTTTACGCCAAGCATCTTCAGCTCGATAAATATGTTTTTTGAATGAAACTATATCATGATTAGTTCTTGCTTCATCTGCTCGTTTCATGTTTCTATGATATGTAGCATGAAGTATACCTATACGAATTTTAATAAAAAAAGTAATCATTTCTTCTTATTATATTTTCTAACTATTGTTTTTAATTTAGATTTATTTAATAACGTACTAACTTGAATACATTCATCATATACATCTGTAAAAATTGAACATTGCCCCGCTCGATCTACAATCACTGCACATTGATATGCCTGTAACTCATTATAATCGCAATATGACATCAAACAGTCAACAACATGATCAAACGTTATTTTGTCATCATTAAACAAAATTACTTCATGAAGTCCTCTGTTAGATTTCGTGTAAATTTTCTTTGACATCTCTAATAATTGCACATTGTTCAAATAATTCACGATCTTCAGCAAACCGCAATGACTCATTTAAAAATTTTAAACGTCTTTCTCGATCCCAATGATCAGGCCATTCCCACTTATCAGTAGCCATGATATTAATAGATTCAACAAATAAACGTTCAATGAAATTATGATTCATAACTTATTATATTAAAATTTAGATAAATATCCAAATTTATACAAATTTAGCATTTTTATCTATAGTTACAGCATCAAAGCGAACCCAGCCATGATCGTGTAATAAACTTATATTTTTTGGCAATTCAACATAATACCAAGTCATCATTCGGTCATCTGTTTTCTTCTTCTTCGCGACGCCTACTGGATTAGGCCATTCTATAGTTGCGATGATGTTATTAACAATACCATTATTAATCGTAGGCGCATTTCGTACATTAGCATAATCATGTTTCGATGTTTTCCTAGGATACAATGTTTTTCCAATTGTCATGTATTGCTCGCCATGTCCGTATGCATCTGCAGATTTTTTATTTTTTAATTCTTGTGCATATCTATCAAATGCATCTGCATTAGATTTCATTCTGATAACTACGCCTCGAAGATTACCTGGGTTGATATAATTTGGATGATTTAAATATTCTTTTGAAACTTTATTCCATTGACCTGAATTGATCAATTTAATTGTTGCTGGTCCTAAATCTCCACGATATGATGAATTCATGATCGCCATTTGAATGTATTTAGGATACGAATCATACTTTGGAATACGACGTTTAACATCGCTTTCTATTTTTTGTATGCCTTTTGTTAATAATGATTCAGCTTGTTTTTCTGAAATCTTCATTCCAGGTTTAAGTTGCGGGTATATAGATTTAGTTGTACCATATCCGATCGTAACAACTCCTTGTACTTGTTTAGAAGATTTTACCGGACGCATTGTTGCGTCATCATATGTCACATGAAGACCATTTTCATCAGTTACTTTGCCTTCCCATTCTTTTACTTTGTCGCGGAATTCAGGGTCATCTATTAATGATTCAGATAATAAAGATTTTAAACGTATCATATTAATAAATATTACAATGTAGGAATCAATTTATAAGATTTACGTCCAAATAATAACATGGATCTAAAATCTGCTTGTTGAAATGCATCTAATGAATTTTTTGATAACACGTTAAATCTTTTAACAACTGATATTATTTCTTGCCAATTGGTATGTTGTAATACTGTTTCTACATAATCAATGTCAACGAGCATATCTGATACATCTAAGTAATCCCATTCTATATGAACTACGGGACGAACTCGGTCTTCTAATATATAATCAATACATAGATCTAAACCACATTTGAATTCGGCACTTAAAATTCTTAATAGTTCCGGACGTTGATTTGCATACATTTTTATTTGTGCTGCAGCATCACCCGTTATTGGGTATCTAAATACAAACTGACTATGATCTAATATTAATTCAGAATCATTTTGTTGAGTGAGCCATGGTTGAATAATTGCGTGTGCGCCTTTGGCAGCATCGCCATCTTTATACCATGTTGTATCATGTTCTAAAGAAACATTATTATATCTGTAATATTCTTGTTCAATTTCATTTAAATCAAAGCCTTCATGATCTACATGGCATGTATAATTTAATAAAACATGTTGTGCAATATCATCAGGTAATGGTTTTGAAATTGTAATATCATGATAAATAGGTTTTGATACGTTATAACTTAACATTACATCATGTTTTTAATTATGTTTGCAAAATTTGTTTTCGAATTATTAAAATCAGAATTAGAATCATCAAACAATGTAGTTTCATATGAATTTTTTGATTTTCGTATTAAACAGACTGTTGCATCAAATTGTTCTAATCCGTTTAGCAAATAAACAATTCCAAAGTATGCATATGTATCTGAAACTTTTGCTATGAATTCAGCTTTAGAAAATATCAATTTCAATGTACCTAAATCATCTATAGGTGCACTAAATATATGTTCTTTATTTTTCAAACCCAAATATGAAAATTTTGGAGAAACTTTCATTTGTTTTGAAAATTCTTTAAAAAATGGATTAGCCAATTGTTTTGGATCAACTACATCGTTTTCTATCAATATGTTTTTTAATTTCATCATTTGGTTAAATCCTTATCATCTAATGCTCCGCCTGTTACCCAAGCAGTACAACTTCTAGAACCTGCACATTTAAAATGAAGAAAATTGCAATATCCCAAATCTGCTTTTTGAATTGTAGCTAATGCATCAATATTTTTTTCATTGCCTTCTATGCCTTTAGACATACATTTCCACATCTTATCAGAAACATCAAATGCTGCACAATTGGCACATTTCATTGTTTTAGCAGTAGCTTCATCTATTTTCCAACGCTTTGCTGCATCTTTCCAATAACTTCCTGGTTTTTCTGGATTTGCTGGGCCGTAATAATATTCATCAATTGCATGTTGTCGATTTTTTAAATTAACATGAATATCCTGAGTTGCAATAGGGCAACCTGTTTTAGCTTCAATCAACAAATGTTTAAGTTTTTCCATTATTTACCATGTTTATGTTTTTGAAATTTCAACTGCTGCCAATTGCATTAATGCTGCTTTTTTAGATTTAGGTTTTTTAGATAATCGTCGACCTGTTTCAGTAGTAGCAAAATAACCAGCTTCGGTTTTTTCAATACGCTCTGGCATTAATTGTTTTAAGTGATTCTTAAATCCTGCAGGAATAAATTGAGGTTGTTGCATATTGTATGAATCCATTTCGTCATCATGATGCATTTCATTCATTAAAAAATCTCCAACTTCTTGTACATCATCTTTTGAAGTTGCAATATGATCAGCTGCCCAATCATGTCCATTACTTAATATCTCTTGAACATGTTCTGCATCCATCTCTAACATTGCATCTACATATTTTTTAATAATTTTTAAATTACCAAAAAACATATAGTTACTATCATTATCATTACACCCTCCGGTGCCTCCGCAACCGCAATCGCATTCATTTAATTTTTTCATATTTATCCTCCTACGGTAAATAATGCTCGTACCCAAGCTGAACCATTGTATATATACAAATAATTATTGCCAAAGTCCCAATATACACTCCCGCGGGTAGGCGTACTAGGCGCAGTGGTAGGCAACATAAAATTACCACTTGATCCAATTGTATTTAAATTCATTATCAATGTACTCGAGCCGGTTATATTTCCTGCTAAAGTGCCATTTAGACCTAAACTACCAGTTACTCCTAAACTACCAGTAATTCTTGCAGAACCCGTAATTGCTAAACTTTGGTTTAATGAATTAACAAATGAAGCAGTACTAGCAAATGAAGCCGATGTAGCCAATCCTGTTAATGATCCACTAAACGATCCAGTTGCTATTATAGTATCAGTACTTACGCCGCTCAATGCATCGATGGCTCGTGTTACATGTTCTGCTTGTACCGTGCCGCCGTTTGTAATACCTGTTTTATTTATTACCGCCATTTATATTCCTTTTTTTATAAATAGCCCAATTCTTAGTTTTTTCGTCAAGCCATTCTGCACGATCATCACACCCACAATCTTCGTCTAATATTTTTGCAATTTGTTTTGCTAATTGATCTAAACCTGTAGCTTTAGTAATCTTTTTAATATCGCTTCCTAAACCTTTAGACATATTGAGCTCCGTTTCTAATTTTATTTACTAACTGAATCATTAATGTTTGCCATTGTGGAGTTCTAGGTATTTCAAATACTTTAGAACCCGGAAATGTATATGATTGTTCTGGTTTCATTAATTTCATGTGGCCCATATCATCTATACCTAAAACATCGTATGGTACACGTTTCATGGTTATTTGATTACTAGGAATCATTGTACAACGTCCCGGATGTTTCCATTGACCCATTGCATCATGTACGCCGTTTGTTTTCATTATTATATTAGACCATTCTTCATTGGTTAATATGCGTTCTTTAGTAATATGTTTAGCTAATGAATCAGATACAGATTCATCGATTTCTAATTTACCATATGTTGATTTATGCAACAATTCTTTTAATTTAGATAAATAACCTTTATTACGTAAATGTTTATATGCTAAATTTTCTATAGAATATTCGCCGGCAGCTTCTAAACCCGTTGCTCTTAAATTTCTTAATCGATGTAAAATATCTTTTATTTTATATTCCAAATCAACATCATCTGATTTTAATCCATTAATTTCATATTCATATGGTGCTGCTTTATGTTCAATATCAGAATCATCAATTGAAATTATATCAGCTGACGGTTTTCGTATCCATTTTTTATGTAACACTGAATAAATACCAACTGAAGAATGTAGTTCATCATTTGAATCTTGAGCATACAATTCAATATTCATCCCTTTATATTTTAAAGGATAATTTGTATTCCATATGCTTTTCTTTGCATGAAGATATTGTTCTACTAAATGTAAATTATCTCCAACTTCTAAATAATTTATAACAACATGCAAATCAATATCACTGTATTTTGTCCAATTATAGTTAGCGTTACTTCCAATTAGTATAACATCTAATATTGGAGCTGATATTTCTAAAAATTTATAGAAATGATCTGCAATTTGAATAAATTTTTCTTGTAGATTGCTTTTAAGATGAAATTCATCCCATAAATTTGGATTCAAAGAGTTTTGTGTCTGATATTCTTTTAGCATCTATTATAAATATCATTATTTCCAAAATAGCTGTACTAAAATAAGAGAGAATGCTAATGTTAAAGAAATTGCCGTTTTCATATTAATGCCTTCATCTTTAAAGATATATGTCATTAATGTAAATATCATTATTCCAGAAACAAATGAAAGAAATCTGCCAGGCCAAAAAGCACCGGAAAATCCTGATACTGATAATCTAGTTGCTTCCATGAATGCCCATGTTATTGGAACTCCTAATAACATCAGTGAAAATCTATATTCTTTTGCCCATGGCCAAATTAATGGGCCATTTGTTTGAATCCAAACAACGATTTGACCAAATAAAAATATTAAAAATGAATAGGCTAAATGTTTATAGTTCATAATAAATAATAAGGAATATTATGATTGTATCCAAATTATTTACGATCGCCTTTATGTAGATCTACTTTGTCTAGAATTGCATTCAATGCTTCCATTTTAATGAAGCCTGCCATCGATGCATTTTTTAATGCACTAATTAATTGAAATATAATGAAAGGGACTAAAACGGTCTCACTTAACCAACTAGTCCCTTTAAATCCTTTTTCTACCATTAACAACACAGTAAGAAGAACAATCCAACTTACTAAAGTTTTCAAAACTTTAAGTGCTTTAAAGGTTTGAAATCCTTCTCGTTTTACTCCAGCAATTACACCAAAGAAGCCATCTGCCATTACTACTCCAACCAATGCCAAATATTGATCTGAATTTGCCATTGCTAAGTTGAAAAAATAAGTGCAGATAAATGCTGCAATTGTACTCAATGAATATATTCCTGTTGCTGTTAATGTGGTTGTTTTCATTATTTTATATCTGCGGATTCAATTAATGTATAAGTAAATGATTTACCATGGATAGCAGCTGCTTTACGACAAATTGTCATAAATGCTTCGAAGTCAGCTGACTTCTTAAATACTTGACATCCTTCAGACCAATTCTCAACATACGTTGAATCTGCACCCGCTTTGTGAATATTGATTCCAAATACTCCTTCGGCAATTTTACTTTCGTCATAAGTCATATCACGATTTGGATCGCGATAAACTTTAACCGGCTTTGCTTGTTTAAGAGCCTCATATTTGCCTTGATGTAATCCTAAAGTATGAGAACCTCTATATTGTCCTTCTACTAAACGTGCTACACCTGCTGCATTATGATATTCTTTAACTCCTTTTGTACCCGGATCAGTTGTACAAGGCCACGATGCAAATTTCCATTCACCATTTTCTTTATACGACACAGTCATGGTATCATCAAATACATTGGTTACTTTATTTCCTGTATCTGAATTTCTAACTCCTACGATATTAACGTCGAAGTCTTTTGCGCCTTCAAACCAAACATACCCTTTGGCTTTAACAGCTGTTTCAATTTGTTCTCTTGTATATGCCATAATTATTTCACGTATTCGTAATATTTTTTAGTTTTAGCATTTCTATCTTCTAAACCATGAGTTCCACCATTGATTCTTTTTGTCAATGCTAAGATAGCTGCATCGTTAACGCCTTGGTCACAAATAGACCAAAGTTTATTACGATCAAAAAAGAACATTGCTGATTCAAATGCATATGTTGTTGCAACTAAATCTGGGGTATCTAATATTTCTGGTTTTTTAAGATATTCTGCAAATGCTGCATAATTCGCTTTTCCTGTGAGTTGTAGTGCACCTCGGCCCCGATACTTCCAACCATCCCCTGATGCTTCATCGCCATTCCCCATTCGGCTTGCATACACTCGGTTGGCAATCTTTTCTGGTTGCCGCGCATAAGACTCTTCTAATGTTCCAGGAAAGTATTTTCCAAAGATCCCTTGTAGACCTTGTGCTGAATAATTTAAATTTTCTGAAAATGCTTTAAAGCCGCCTGTTTCATGTGACGTTTGTGCAAAGAAGTGTGCTGCTCTAACTGGAGTTAATTTATAAAACTCCATTGCTTTTTTCATTGTGCCTGGGCCAAATGCTCCATCTGCCGTAACACCAATTTTTTCTTGTAAACTTTTTAAACTCATTATTCTTCCTCAGTAGTGGTTTTTCCTTTTCCTGCAAATTTTTCTAAACCTGCAATACCTAAGCTACCTAATGTTACAACAACGAATGAATTATAAATGTACTCATTCAATTTTAATTCATTACCGAAATATCCGGTAACTAAATCAACAAACATTGCGATAGTCATCACTGCAAATGACATAAAACCAATAATAGTTTTTTCGTTGAAGTCATTTGAATTTTTAAAAATGTCCGTAAACTTTGCCATAAATTCTCCCTTTTTGTATAAATATATAACAAAAGAGATTACTTGCAAATAATGAGTTCGTTTTTACGATCTGTAATAGAAACAATTGTTATTTTTAAATTACCTAATTGAAATAAACCAGGTTCTCCAGAATCTTGTATGATAGCTGATAAATTTTCTATAATATTATAATCTTGTTGAGTAAATCTATTGCCGTTGATTTCGACTATGATATCATCATAATCATATCGATCTAAATCAGTTAGTGCATGGCAACGTTCTCTTAAATTAAATTTAGTATTAGGTTGTTCTAATGTAATATACTTCATCCATTCCGCATCAGAATATATTCTATCACACCACGGTTCCAATAAACGCAATAAATCTTGAGAACAATTTTCTACTCGAAATGCAACATTGTATTTCGGTAAAATAACAGGATGTTGCCATTCATTATTTTTAATCCAACTACCCCATTTTCTTAAATAGTTTCTGCCGGCTTTTTCCGAAACTTGTTTAAAGTAATCATCATCTCGTCCGACTTGTTCAGTCCATCGATGTCCTCTACATGTTAGATGATATACAAATGCATCTCGGCTTTGAATTAATTCATAGCCCGCTAATATCCAGCGTTGAAAAATATCTGAATCTTCATATGGGAAAGGAGCAAACATCGGATCGTGGCCGCCTATTGCTTGAAAATCTTTTTTATAAAGAATCCATGGAGCAAACATTCCATATGTAACTTTATCTAATTCTTCTTCTTGTTTATGCAAAACAAATTCTTCAAATGCATCAATATTCAATGTATCGAAGTCTTGTCCAAAATCCATAATGATTTTTTCTTTACCTTCTGGGTGTAAAGGTGGTTCTATACGGGTCGCACAGACAACTTTCCCTGGCTGTAAGTGCTTTAACATATTTTCAATATACAAAGGACCAATAATCATATCAGCGTGTAAGATACCCACTATATCATTTGTAGCAAGTTCAATGCCTTTGTCATATAGTATCGTATGCCCTACTCGTTCTTCACTCCTTAGTATTCTGGTTTTATTATTTGCCTCAATCTCTACTTGTTGCATCCACTCCCATGATCCATCCGTTGAACCATCATCCAATAAAATAACTTCTGCTTCCGGAGCATGTTTTTTAATACTTGCGTATACATTCTTAAGATGTCGCAGATTGTTGTAACTAGGTATAATTAATGATATCATAATGTATAAGTTTCTCCGTAAATTCTCATAGAAAAATATGTAGAACTAAATTCTGAATTTAAAAAGTATGATTTCATATTATCATCTGCAAGACGACAAAATTCATCTACTCCAATATTAATTTTATTTTCTTTAAATGTTAAAGAATTCATATGTGTAATTGTATTGTTATCTGATACAACTGTTTTAAAATTATATTGTTCGGCAATGCAACCTGTATAAAAATCTATACCCCAACCATATATCAATTCCATTGGATATTTTTGAATCTTTTCTAAAATATCTCTTCGTAATAACGGAGCTTGAAAATCAATACACCTAACTTCTCGTAAATCATTACCCCAATTCCACATTTGTTTCCAATGACATTGCTCTTTAGATGCATTGATAACAGTAGGCGAATATACAGATGCATTTGTCGTTTTAGCCTCCATCAATGATGTTGTTATAAATTTAAGACCATGGAAAACTAAATCATTGTTTAAAAAATAAAGATATTCATGATCTGTTTGTAAAAAATAATCTAAAACAACGTTGAATCCGCCTCCGAAAAAAACATTTTCTTGTAATCGATGAGTTGTTGATTGTGCTAATGGCTCTGAAGATCCGTTGTCTAATACCATTAATTCACACTGTTCAAATAAAGGATCTCGTTTAAGTTGCGTAACTAAATTATCTGTCCAATCTGGCAGATTATGATTAAGTGTTGCTAATAGTATCATAATTTATTATAAGTATTTTTTTTAAATTTTCCAATTATTGATTAATCATTGACTTTAATATATTTGACCAATGTGGCCTAGAACCTTCAATATGATCTAAATAATATTTTTCATCTTCTGGTAAATTGTTTGCATCAAAATACCATGGTTCGTGTCTAGCAAAAAAATTGCTAGCTGCTCTATACGCAAAATCACTATAACCGCAAGCCATACCAGGAGAATTAACAGCAAATGTTGTATCAACCGGTGCCTTGAATAATTGACATTTTTCATCCATAATATATTCTCGTTCAAAGAAACTACTCTCATGTTGTACAACTCGTTCTTTTAACGGAAAGTGATCTGGCAAATCATCAATCTTAAGACTTAATCCTAATTTAGGTATTTGATATTTTTTACACATTTCAATCATATCATCAATAAATGTGTCCGGAACTGTTTCTGTGGGTACTACATCACTATCTGTATATACATGATATTCATTTAAAACAATGTGATTGTATTTATTCTGAAATTCTGATTCGTAATTTCGTACGCAATCTAAAGCTTCGGGGCCATAATTACTTTTGCAAAAATATACTTGATCTGAATGTAATGTTTTATACCAATCTAATAATGGCGGGTATGTTGATCCATTATCTAATATAACAATATTGTGATAACCTCTATCAGTTAATGATTTAACTAATCGTTTTGTTGGTTCTAAACGATTAAAATTACAAATAAAAATATATGTAGATTTCATATTAGTATCCTTTATTACATAATTAAAAAGTTGTCTCGTTGTTAAATTGTTTTTAGCATATTGCAATAATAATTTAGTATATACAATGGCATCTTCAGATGTTAATTCTCCTATACGTAATTTAAAATTACAATCCAATATTAATTTTTTAGGAAAACTAATCATTGTGTGTTGAGGACATTGTTCTAAATCAGTAAAATATGGTATACATCCATTTGCAATGATTTCATAATGTCGTAGACAATCCCAACCGCCTTTTTTAAAAGTAACTCCAAAATAAGATTCTTGATACCCATTATAATAATCTTGTTCATTATCATATATGTATGTAGACAAATCTCCGGGAATTATAGTTGCATATTCTTTATGTTTTTCTGGAACATTTTCTAAAATAATATCTTCCGGAATAGCAAAATACAAAGCCTTTGCTTTATCCATATCACTTGTTAAAAGTTCTCGTTTAAAATACGTACCATATTCTAATAAATTAGTTCTGATAGATTGATCGTCTTCTCCGTCAATTAAAATTACATCTTTTTTATCATATGTTTCCGTAACTAAATCAAAATAATCTAAACATCTTGTGCAAGAACCGTATATAATTTTATCAAAATAATGTTCTTTGATTTTTTCCGGAATATTAGTTCTATCAATATTATCTTCAGTTAATCTACCACACATGGTAAAACCTCTACCGTATGATTTGCCGGCATCTGGTACTCTTGTTGTCCAATGAAGATCTTTTTCATCTTTATACATGTACCATAATTTGTTACAATCAACAAAATTATCTCCTAATGCCGTACGACCTCCATGAAATATCATATCGCTTTGATAATCTGGTAGATCACCTTTTGCTATAAAAAGTATTTTCATTATAAATTTGTAAAGTTATTGTTTGAATTTTCAATAATTGGGTATGCTTTAAGTAATTCTGCAATGCCGGCTTCTAATGTAAATTTAGGATACCACCCTAGTGCTTCTAATTTATCATTACTTACAATGTAATTGCGTTTATCGGGGTCTTCATTAATTTCACTTTCAGCAATATAAAAATCAGGAATAAATGTTTTGATTGTTTCACATAATTCTTTTTTACTAATATTAGCTGATGATAAACCTACATTGTATGTTTGGCCTTTCATTTTGTCAAAATTTTTCATAACAAACACAAAGGTATATGCAATGTCTTGAATATGTATAAAATTACGTTTAAAATGAGATTCAAATAATACAATATACTTATCTTTATAAGCTTTGTATGTAAAATCATTCACTAACAAATCTAAACGCATTCTAGGAGACATACCAAATACGGTAGCTAATCTTAAGGTAACCGCATTTCCGTTTGCTAATAACGACTTTTCAGCTTCAGTTTTAGTTACTCCATATAGCGAAATTGGATTCAATGGTGTTTCTTCCGTACAATGAATTCCATCTTGTCCAATACCATAACCACTATTTGTAGTTGGAAAAATAATTTTTTGATCCGGACGAGTTACTTTAGTTAACCACTGAACTGCTTCTTGGTTAGTTGCTACTGTAAGTTCTGGATATTTTTTACATGCCGGCATTCCAACAATACAAGCTAACGGAATAATTACATCTGCTTCTTGTACTAACGGAAGAATTTTATCGTAATCACGAACATCGAGTTTATGAAACTCAAATTTATTTCGATGGCAATATTGAGTAAGAGTTGTTTGATTGTACATTAAACTATCAACAGCGATAATTTTATCAAACATTTCATCTTGAGTATTAAATAGGTAATCGATTAAAACGGAGCCAATATACCCAGCTGCTCCTGTTATTAATATAGTCATAACTTCTTTCTATTTTAAAAATTCATTTTTTATCCAAACCGAATCACATTGTGTTGCAGCATCAAAATCACAATAATCAATCATTGTAAACCCGGCATCGATTAATAAAATTTTGAAATCATCAAATAATTTTTGATTTTCATACAATTCAATTAATTCTCCTTCAATATGAATAGATTTAACAATATTTAACTGTTTTCCAAATCCGGATAATACTTCATAACTACAACCTTCTACATCAATTTTACATACATCAATAGACTTAATATCATGTTCAATAATAAAATCATCCATTCGATATGTGTCTAATTCAATCTCATTGTAATTATCTAAATAATGACCATGATAAACATAATGACTTACTCGTTTTTTAAATGATGAAATATCGGCAGCCGGGCCATGTAATTGAAATGTTTGTTTTCCTGTAAAATCAGATATTGCTACATGAAAATTATTAAAATCTGGAAAATTATTACATAGTGTTTGATAATTTCCTGGATTAGCTTCGAAACAATATACTTGTTTTGGGTCAACATTAAATGATTGTTGTAAATGCCAAGCATCTGCTCCGTTCGATGCTCCAATTTCAAAAACATTTGTAGGATTAATGTTAGTTGTTTTTCTTAATAACTCTGGTAAATCTGGTATTGTAATATGCATATAACCTTTTATATAAATATAAATTAATTTGAATTTAGAATATAAATTTCCAAATACCTTCCATAATGTTAGGACCTTGATTTAGCTGTTGCCATGCTGGCCGATTATCGCCATTTGGGTCCATATATGAATTAGTAAAATCTTGTATTTTTTTATAGAATGATTGCGAATTTCTTTTTATTAATTTTTTACTAGCAATAAATTGATTTCCGGCGCCGAACTCCCAACTAGTTGGAGGATTCCATTTACCATCAATATTGGTAGCCGGCATCGATTTACAGAATTCCAACCACGGAACTTTTGAAAAATCATCACTGTATAAAGACCATTGATAATCATGATCGGGCCATATCGTTCCAATTTGATCACAAAATGGTTCAAATTCTATAACAGATTCAATTACATGCGGAATAGAATTTGTTAATTGCCCACCGGGTTGTTTTGTATATGTAGTATGTTTAATTTGATCTGGATTATTAAATATATTAATTACATTTGAAACATATATTTCTGGATGAGCTTGTACGAATACCGTATAGTCATTTAACTGTTTGTATTTAGAATAACAATGAAACGCATATGTACTAGCTTCAAAGCCTGGATCATCTGGTATATTAATAATTTCTAAATTGATGCCATTTGCTTTGCATCGTTCTACATCTAAGCCGCCTAAAACATCATTTGGGTCTTTTGGTTTTGCCCATGCAACTGCATCCGGAACTCCCATTCCGGGAGATTCGCCGGACCTATTATATACGTATACATCTACATTCGATGTAATTTGTTCTATCCAACGTAAATCTTCATAATATCTAGAAACTACGATGCCTACTTCGTTTTTCATTAATCTATCCTTTTTGAAAAAATTTCAGATGTGTAACCAGCTCTATCCAAAATAAAATTACTTTCATATGGTTCGAATCCATATTTTTGTATATGAACAACCCAATATTCTCTAGGTTGTGCATTGCAATGTATATGTTTATGGTCTTCAGCTGGATACTCAGTCGTGCACGCCGTAAAAATTAAATGCGTACCAGTTTTAGAATGATTTCTAATATTTTGCATTAATGCAGTTACGCTTTCATCTGAAATATGTTCGAAATGTTCAAATGATATAATTAAATCAAATAAAATTTTATTACCATTTGAATCTGTAAAATCTAACGGTTGATCGGTACGAGCAATAAAATGATTATCATCAATATATGGACTATTAATTACTTCTCTGTTTGCGTCTACAGTTACTGTAACAATATTGGGATCTAATTTTCTAATATAATTACTTAGTTGTCCGCTGCCACATCCTAAATCTAAAACATATTTAGGCTGTATAGTAGTTACTAAATATTCTGCAATTCTAGAAAACATGTTATGCCATAATTCTAAAAAATTATCTAATGGCATATGTTTGATATCTCTATTTAAAAATTCAGTACCTGGAGAATTTTTCCATACTAATGCATCATGAAATTGAAACCCGGGTGCTAGATTTCCATTTTCATCAACCCCAAATGATGTATTTTCTTTTTGAAAAAATCCAGTTATATTTTTTTTATTTTTTTGAAGTATTTTCATATTATTCTTTATTTTGTTTATACCAATCAATAGTTTTCTTTAAGTTATTATTTAATGAATCTGGTTGAATAATAGATGTCCAGCCATATTCATTTTTAGCTAATGTAACATCTAAAACTTTATGTTTAATTCCAACAAATCGATTGGTATTGTAAAATATATTACCAGCAAACCCAGATTGTTCTTTAATTGTTTCTGCCAATTCGCGTATTGTAATAGATTTACCGGTACCGATATTAATTAATGATCCATTATAATCTAAAACAGATAACAATGCTTTGATTTGATCATCAACGTAAATTAATTCTCTTGTTTGTGTACCGTCGCCCCAAACTTCGACTTCTGTTTCATTGTTATCAACTGCATCTACAAATTTCTTAACTAATGCAGAAACCACGTGTGATTTTTCTGGGTCAAAATGATCATGCGGGCCATACAATGTAGCAAATATAACTGTTGTACCTTTTAGTTTATATTGGTCTTTATATGCTTCAATTCCTACACTTACTGCTTTTTTAGTAAACCCATAAATATCAACTGATTCGTGCATTGCGCCATCCCAATAATCTGATTCTGCTAGAACTTCTTTTGTTTTCGGATATGAACAAGAACTTCCAATGCCTATCATTTTTGCTTGTGGTTGATACTTATGCCACATTTTAAATGTATTCGTATGTATTTTTAAATTGATATCATATTGTTCTGCTTTATGATGCAATGGCCAATCTCCAGCGGCTTGCAATGCCGCACCATGGATAATATAATCAAATTTATCAGTTAATATGTTTTTAAACAAATGATCTGCTTGTTGTTCATCAGATAAATCATACGATGATCCAATTGTTATAACAGTTCCGCCAAGTTGTTCAACATATGTTTTAAAATTTTTTCCAAAAAATCCAGTGCCGCCTGTAACTAAGAATTTTTTACCATTAGTGTTTGTTTCAATTGAATTCATAATATATTATAAGTTTAAATTTTCAAATAACAAATCTTTTGTTATTGTATTGTTTCTAAATGTTATTGGGTCTGCATTAACGCCCGGGGCATTACAATGACAATCAGCCATATGATGAATAAAACAATGTTCTAAATCATTTCTGTTTAACGGTAATACTTTGTTCATAACACCGCGCGGCCCAATGGGCCAATCTTTGAATATTCCAGATGATGCTAATTCAGGTCCATTGCCATCTAATGCAGTTATATTAAAATCTGTATTTTCAATTACATACTTTAATTTATCCTGTGTCAAAATATATGCGGCTTGATGTACATTTGTTAAACTAAAATACTCATTGTTATTTAATGATATATTATAATTTTTAATGTAATTGTATCCGCTAATGTTTTTCCATAAATCAATTAAATATTGAATTTGTTCAGGCGTATTTTCATAACGAATGAATCCTAAACAATAATCAATTGGTAAATGTTTATCATGTTTTAAAAATGTATCAATACACGATTCTTGTATTAACATATCATATTCTGCAAACAAAAACAAATCAAAATTATTTTGTTCTCGTATAAAATCTTGTCTATGAAATAAACAAGTTGTTGCTGGGTTATTATGTACTATTTGATTGATATCATCTCGATCTAATTTAACCGTACAATGTACATCGATCGTAACATCATATTTTTTATATGATTTATAAACATCAATCACATGATTAAGATATTGTAAATTTTTATTACCATATGATGATAATGATACTAATAATTTCATAAATTTAAATAGTTATTAAGATGATGTAAATTATTGTTTTGAATCCATTCATTTGTTATGTCTTTGAGATTTCGTTCTCCAAAGAAACAAGATGATTGATGTATGTATGGAAAATAACCACATCTTGTAGCAATCCACGGAAATACTGTTTCAAAATAACATGGTTCTTGTATTTTATTTTCATAAAATGTATTAGATGTTAATAATAAAAATGTTTCTATAGAATTTTTATTAATAGCATACATTGTTTCTATATAAGACCAATTAACATGAGTACATGGCATTTTATCAGTAATAGAATTCAAACAAATTTCAATTTCATGATCTTTATTATATGTTGCCCAATCTAACATTCCGGCGCTTCTAGATACGCCTCGCAACGCATAGCTACCTAAATGATCATTATTTTTAAACATTGATTCAATATGTTTGCGATTTCCAAATAGTTCCGTTAAATACATATTTCGTTCAAAGGGACGATTGTTAACTGCACCTTTAGTATGAGCAAACCAATATAAATCATATGTTTTATTTGAATCTTTTAATAGTTTAAGTGCTTGTTGATACGCACTGGCATCTGAACCACAATATAAATCAGAATTCGTTAAACGTTTTATATTTGTATTTAAATCATATGAATCAATTATCGATTCTATTTCAGTAACTGAATTATAATTTATTCCAATATAAAAATCACAATCTGAGTATGTAGTTTTAAATTGATTTAAAAATTCGTGCAATACATATAATTTTGAATTATCAAATATTGATATTGCAAATATAACACATGATTTCATATTAAATTTCTAAATTAGATATTCCTTGATTTCTATTTAAATTTATTGCTTCTGCAGTTGACAGCCCGTTTGGTTTTAGATCATTAATCAACACACGTGCGCCTCCTCCGATTCCCATTATCAATTGATCGTAAAAAATACCAACTTCAGCTAACTGTTTTTCGGTAATTTTTCGTAAACTTTCACGCCGGCCTGTTGTTAAAATAATATTATAACCTTTACGATCCCATTCTGCTAATTTTTCTAACGTGCCTGGTAATATTTTTACCTTAAATGCCGGCAATGAACTTTCCCATGGAACTGTATGTTCTATTAATGTACCATCTATATCACAAAATATTGTTTTTGGTCTAATTTCCATATTCTAATTCGTTGATTAAATTTTCAGCAATAAAACTGTATTCTTTTTTATATGATGCTACTCTAACTGCTTCTGCGGCAATTAATGTATCAATATATTTAATATTTGATTTTTCTTTTATATAATTAAATGATGCCGAATCATTTTTATAAAATTTAAAACTAAAACATAATTTTGCTAAATCTAATTCATATGATCCAAATTTATGTTTTGAATACAAAGGATCAATCATTTTAAGTCCATTAATGGTTGGAATCATATTCATAACACTTAAATCGCCATGGCAAAATGTTGGTTGAATTTGTAATTTTTTTAACTTATTAATTAACTTAGACCCATTAGTTATATTAGAATTTTTAATTAAATGATTTTCAATATTTTGTATATAACTATTAAATCTTAAATTGTTTAATTTATCATATGTTTTATATGTATCGATCAACTCAAATACATCATCTAAATTAAAATCATCATTTCGTTTAATATATTCTAATACAATTTGACTATCTTGATATGTTATAACTTTAGGAATTTGTTTTTTGTTTTTATATGAATGATACCACTCATTTTCAAAACATACTAATTCGCCAGTTTTAATCACAGTATTTTTATTTTTAATAACTGTATTTTTAGTAAATCCTGTACTTAGATCTTTTTGTTTAGAATTACGAAATGAAAAATTATCAATGTAAATATCTTGCAATGTACCATAACGATATATGATACTGTCAGTATTTAATTTACAATTGATGTTATTCAATAACATTGTGTTAATACATTCTGATATATTTTTACATGTTAATGAGTATTCATTAAATAATTTTACATCTGAAAAATAATACATCCCGGCGCCGGCATATTTATGTAATTTTTGTTTTTCATTACATTCTAAAATATTGTTATTTGCATCAGATTTAAAATTACTATAATTTAATAATTTAGTATCATTTAAAAAAGTAAAAACGGTTGAGTATTCTTTATTAAATTCAGTAATATCAATTGGTAAAATATCACAATCAATAAACATACACGAGCCTTCTAATTCAGAAGTTACAGTCCGAAGTGTTTCTACTTGAGAATTTGTTTGTTGAATAACTTTAATCGTAACAGTAGAATCTAATAATTTTCGAAGTGCATCGTAATATGATTGATTTGTTAAAATAATAACATTTGCATCTGTAAAACGTTGTTTAACGGTTTCAATTGATTTTAATATTAATTCGGTACCCTGATGTAATAAAAGATGTTTAGGCGTAGAAAATAAACTACCCATTCTTTCATTTCGACCATTAATGGGATAAATTATGTTCATTTACTAATTCCTTAATCCATTGCTCAATAGAAAGCACTGGTTTCCAATTTAATTTTTTACAAGTATCATCATATACTTGTGGATCACTATTTGTACGATCACCTTTTCTTGATTCAACAAAAACAATGTTATCAGAAAACATTTTTGCTATCTCTATTATTTTATAAGATTTTATTGGATTAACCAAATCAAATTCATCATTTTTTTCATATTTCCACGATTTGATTAAACCATCAACGATATCATCTACATATGTAAACATTCGTTGTTGTTCTCCATCGCCAACTATAGTAAGTGGTTGGTTGTTTTTATATTGTCGTTCGAATATACTAATTACTGATTCATAACCTGGTACTGGTGAACTATCATGGCCCGGGCCGAAAACATTATAGAAATAACAGATTGCATACTTTAATCCATACCATTTTGCAAATCCTTTAACTAATTCAACACTCATTGATTTACTTAAAGAATATGGTGAATGATCGATGCCTTCTTTTGCAAATCTAGTACTAGAAGCAGCATATATAATTTTTATATTTCGTTTCATACAAAAATTAACTACTTCAAACGTGCCAACTGTATTGTAATTCCAAACTTTTTCATATTCATTAAATGATGGATGTATTCTAGAATATTCTCCTAAATGAAATACTACATCTGGATGAAATGGTAGATCAATATCATTAATGTTTTTTGTATGATCTTTAATATATATTACACCTGCAATTTCATTTTCATGTTTGCCGGCACTATAGTTATCGATAACTACAATTTTATGATTTTCATTTTTAAGGCGTTTAACTAAATTTGATCCTACAAATCCAGCGCCTCCTGTTACTAATATATTCATATTAATACCTTAATGGTGCGTTCCAATTTGATGTCATTATTACTCCCATATAACATGAAGCTATATCTTGTTCTGTATATCCTTGTTGTAAAAATTGTTGATATTGCAATGGATAATGAAATACCATGAATAACGGTTCAACGGGATATATTTCAATTGGTTTGAATGCTAACAATGCTTCTCCATACCATGTAAATTCACTTGGCTCGAAATCAATTAATTGATTAAATGTTATGTTATTTGGCTCTAAATAATTTTGTTCCAATGATTCCCATACTTTACTAGACCATATGGTTGGAGATGGACCAAAATCATAATTCATATTAATTTCACGATTAAAAATTTTTCCAATTTTATTTCTAGATGCATCAAAGCTTTGTTTAGGATCAAATCCTAACTCTCGACGATATCTAGCAGTCCATTGAAATAAATTTTTTTGTTGATGCATTACCGTATATGGCGTAGTATCATGTGCAATAAAATCATGTATATAAAACGGTCGAATAAAATATGAATCGGAATCAATACATACGTAATTCGATGTTGGCACGAGTTTATAAAATTGTGATTTTACAATTTGTTGCGTATGCCAAGACTGTTCTATAGATTGTTGAATAATATCTTCATCTAAAATCAAATTAACAAAATCAGGTAAATTATTTTTAAATGTTTCATAATCAGATTTTGGACATGAAACGTAATATGGTATTTTATCAACATTGTATTGAGCAATTGATTCTGCTTGAATTTTAACTCGATTTAAATCATTGATATAACTTTTACAATATAATACTACGGTTTCCATTACCAACTAATTTCCCAATCTTTAAATTCTGCAGCTAAACAATCAATTTTATAATCTTTACGACCGCCAACAATTTCTTGAATTTTATTTTTAGCAGTATTTCTAATACCATTGATGCCATGAGTTAATTCTAGATTATTACCATCTTTAATACCTTTACGATAATTTGATTCATTATGCCATATATGCAAATTCATTTGACTCAAAACAACAATTGCACGAATTGTTTCAGCTGTAATTTCTGATTTATTTTCATCAATATGTTTTTGTATATCATATACAATATCTTGAATTTCTTGACCATATTCTGCTTTGTGCTCTGGTATGAATACTTCTTTTAATTGTACAATTGATAATCTATCTATTAATTCGCTTAATGTTGGTAGATACTTTCTGTCTTTCATTTTTTTATTCCTTTAATTGTTCCAAATTCGTCAAATATGGGTAATCCGCCCCATTTGTTATAAAATTTTGTTTGATTTATTGATTCTGCTGTTTTTTGTCTAATATCTGTTTGACCATTGTTTTCTTCTAAACGATGTGAACCTCTTGCTCCAAAATGCCATACTAATGATTTAGTTGTTAATACAAAATGATATCCTGCATTCCGCATTCGTAAAAATAAATCCATATCTTCCCAGGAAGCTGGTGCAAACTGAGGATCGTTACCTCCAATACGATCCCAATCTTTCTTTTTAATTAATCCAGAAACGCCTTCGGTTTTTGGTATTTTAATATTATTAGTTTTAGTAAATTCTTTTGCCCATTCTTCAAATGCAGCTGCGTTAAAATCATCATGATATGCACCGAAAATATCTTTTTCAACGATAATTGTGCCTGGGCGCGACTGTCCGTTACCAAACATATCTGGCTCTATTCGATAACTAAATACCCATGTTGGCGCTTGATATTTTTCATGTTCTTGTAAGCATTCAATATCCCAATTTTTAGATACATAAAAATCCGAATGAAGGAACATGATATATTCTGTTTCAACATGATCGGCACAAACATTCATTCCACCTCCAATACCTCGAACTTCAATATTTTCAGGTTCAACAAGTAAAGTTAAATTATATTTATCTTGATTTTCAAATAACCATTCATTAGTTCCATCAGTACAATTTTCAGCGTGAATAATAAATGGTGCATCTTTAAAATAACTATTCTTTCTAACTGATTGAATTGCTAATTTAAGATATGATAAATTGTTATATGTGGATATACAAAATGTTATCGGACTAGAGTGTATCATAATATGCGTTTTGTTTTTCCTGTCGTTCAATTGTTTTTGGATGATATAATGCCCATTCTTTCTCCATTGGTAAGTAAGCAAATTGTTTATGCCCTTCTAATCGTTCATGAACTTTATTTTTCCATTTTATTTCTGGGAGATTTTTGTAGATTCTAGTTTGAAAATCAGGCCAGTTAACCCAGCCATTTTCATTCACATTCCATCTCCAGTTTTGAATATGTTTATCTGTTAAACCATCTACAGTATTAATTCTTGGAACAGCATATAATTCAACAGCCGAGTTATGTTCTAAGAGTGTAGGAAGATTTTGAATTAAATATTCTGAAGGAATTTCATCTGCATCAATCTGGAAAATATATTCTCCTTTACATGATTGAGTTAACATATTTTTCCAATCAGAAAAATGTCCATTAAATAAATCTTCAACTAAAGTAATTTTATTATTAGAACTTAATTTATGTAAGTATCCTAATAATTCAGATGTTGGTTCGTTTTTAGTCATATCAACTAAAACTACTATTTCATCTTGTAGTCTTTTATTCTTTAATAAGAATGTAATAAGTCGTTGTATTTCAACAAACTCATTACAAACTGTTACGGCATAACTTATTTTCATGTTATACCTTTTGTAATTTAGGTAGTTCTACTTTTTTAAGTTGAGGTAATTTTAATTCAACTGATTTTGGAATTTGTTCCATTAATGTATCAATTTCATTGAAAACATTTCCATATATTTTAGTTACCGCAATCTTATTGAAATTACTTTTTGCAAAAAAACGTTGACGTTTTGCTAATTCAAACCATTTTTTGTAATTTTTTTGGACATCTCGTAAACATTCTACCGCATACTTATAATCTGGAGTAAACCACTTTGCGTCTCCAATTAACCAATCGTTTTGAGCTGACGGATGAATATTAGTTAAGCCTCCTTTAACTTCACAAATAAAATCTTGTTTAAGAAAATCAACTGGGCCGCTATGATATGGTGCAATAATTGGTTTAGATGTTGTTGTAAATTCTAATAATGGTCGGCCGAATCCTTCTGATTTTGTTAAAGAATACATTGCTTTAACTTTAGGGTGCATATACAATGAATTCATTTGTTTGTCAGTTAATTCGCCGTGCAACAAATATATTTTAGGTAATCGATCTGTTTTTTTGAAAAGATTTTTAACTTGTGCTATTTTCTTTTCAATCTCCATTCGATCTGTAATTGAATATGTAGCTCCGCTTGTTTTTAATATTAATGCGGGTTGATTTTTTTGATTTTTAAATGCATCAAAAAATGAATAAATAGTACCGCTAATATTTTTTCGGTCTTCACCTAATGTGCCTTGCAACCAATGACCTACTGTCAAAAATGCAAACGTTTCAGAAATTGAATCTAGTTCAGGTAATGAAATTTCATATTGTCCCGTATATACTGTTTCATCAAAATATTCCGGAATTACATAAATTGGTGTAGTAATATGTTTTTGATGTTTCGCTGCCGTGTTTTGAAAGGTCTTTTTTGTAAACTCAGTAGGAACAATTATTAATTGCATTGAGTTTAAATTGTCAATCCATGATTCGGGACAAATATCACCTTCGGTACCAGCTGTAAATCCAATATTAAATTTACCAACCGGTTGAAATTCGTTCGGAACTGTTACTTGAATCCAAATATCTGGTTGCTCTTGTAATGGTAAGGGAACAATTCTAGATTTTAAATCATTAGATATTGGATATGTAAATGGAGTATATCCCCATGGCAATGAAACTAATTTTACGTCCCATTCTGAACCTCGTTGTTCTATTAATTGAGAAATAATTTCTCGTGCGTGATGTCCGTAACCTGATTGTGTCGCTACTGGCGATGCTATAACTAATTTTCTCATTATTTTACAATTCCTATATTTTCGTATTTTGTATCTTCAATTGAGTTAAATGTATATGTTGGCCTAGATTCTTTATTAACGTCAAATAAATAATCAATCATATGAATCATTTTGTTACCCATTTGCTCAGCAGTCAAACCATTTGCTAATGCCCATGTTCTTCCAACTAATCCCATTTCATCGCGAAGTGTTTCTGGTATATTATACCAATACATAATTGCATCAGCGACATCTTCAAATTTTACTCGGTCATCAAATATATACGGTGTTTGCGGTGAGCCTTGTAAACTTCTATTGCTAGGAAATACTGGTTTTACCCAAACGCCATGTAATTTATACTTACCGGTATGATTAGTTGCAAATTCACCATTAAAACGAATCCATTCTCCATTTTCATCTTCAAAACCGCATTGGTCTTGTAATCCGCCTGTTACGTTATTAATAATAGGTGTACCAGAAAGAATTGATTCCGTAGAACTTAAACCCCAACCTTCGTTACTGCCAATATTGATTACAACATCTGATATATTATACAATGCATTAAGTTCTTCGCTTGTTAATTTTTGATCTGAAAAAATTATTTTACAATCAGGTGCTACTACATCTCTTACTGCAATCAAATCAGTACCATTATCATCAACTGGTTGAGTATGCATTACTAATCCAACTTTATTCTTTTGATCTTCTGGTAATGAATCAACAAAAGTTTTAAATGCTAAAATAACGTCGCCTGGTTGTTTTCTTCGAATATTTCTATTATTCCAAAATACCATGAATTCAATTCCGTTTTCTTTTTTAAATTGATCATGCATTTTTTTATACAATTCATCATCTTTTGGAATCGGCTTGAATTTAGTATGATTCAATCCGTGAGGTACATATCCCGTAATAATTTCATTCCATTTTAGATCCAGCGGAGCCGAATCATGTTCATCGTAATCTACAACACCAAATCCATTCTGTTTAAGAACTTCTCTATGGATATTATCAGATTGCTTACTAATTCCCATAATTAAGTCACAACTACCATAAAACGGCGCGTTCCACATTGGATAAGGTAAATCATCCCAAATAGAATAATAAACTAATGGAATATTGTAAGTAGTTTTTAACTCATGTTCTAATGCATACAACCAAGTCCAATAACGTGGATCAGTAAAGTGAAAAATTGCATCTGGTTGTTCTTGATTGATAAGTGCAAATAAAACATTGCGATCACCATAACCTGACCATGGTATTAATTTAACTGATGCATCTTCGACACCTGTTTCATGTGCAACATGTTGAGACAAATCTACACCTTTTCCATGTTCAGGGTGTTGTAATGCTGCACCTAATTGTATCCAATCATAATGTTGTACGGTATTATAAATAATTTCTTTGCTAACAGTCCCAATACCAGATGGCAATCTAAAATCATCTGCCAATAAAAGAATTTTTTTCTTTTTAAGTTTGTTAGGGTCAATTTTTTGTAACTTTGGTAATTCCATTTATTCCTTTTATAACTTTATTATAAATATGTATTAACCTAATATAACCACCGGTTTTTTAAGTTTATTTACATTGTTGTATGCTGTTTGAAGAACTGGATCTAATTTAGATTCATTATTTAAAATCATCATATAATCGCATCGTTCTGCAATTAGTTTCATACGGTGATGTAGCTGACTAAAATGATAAGATTTTCCATAATATGACTCTGGCATTGCAGAATGTAGATTGTAACCTGAAAATGATGGATTATATTCTTCATATTGCATTCCAAATTCTAAAGTAAATTTTCTTACCATACTATTTGCACCTTCATTCCCGCCGGCGCCAACGATAATTAATTCATCGCCAAATTTTTGTTTTAATTTTTGCAACGTATCTTGTACTTTGCGTTTATTTTGCCAATTTGTATTTCCTATAACTGCTACACGTGTCATAATTTTTCATATAAAAATTTAACACCTTTAGGCATATATCCATAAACTATTCGTAGTGCTTCTTCTAATAATTTTTTATTTGCTTTGCTCGTTGGGCCATCATGATTTGTACATAATGTGTATTCTTGCGTAGTGAAATGAGTACCAGGCCATGTTGGATGATTCTTCATTTCAAATTGATAAACATATATGTGCTTATGATGAAACATACTATATTATATAAAAAATTATTCTCGAATCCTATTTTCTTTAGGACAATTTACATAATCTGTTTTAAATGGGCAATACTTACAATTCTTATCGCCTTTGCCAGAAAATGCATGATATACTGCGTCTGCTCGTTTATTGCCTTCTGCATCAAAACAATTTTCAACGAATGCATCAATTTGACGCTGCACTTTCTTTTGTGTGACAGAACCTGCTGACGGACGATGATTTTGTATGCGCTTTTGCGGAAACATTGAATCTTCAATCAACTTGCGTTTCACAATAAAGAATTCAACATCAATATTTTCTTGCGGTACTCCAAATTGCTTTGAAAAATAAGTTTTATATGCAACTAATTGGGCAGACTTCAATGAATCTGATTTTTGATATTTATTCCAACCTGAGCGAGATGTTTTGATATCAAACAACACAATACGATTGGTTGCTGGATGACGCATTACAACATCAATGAAACCATACCAATAAACTGAAGGATTCTTTTCTGATGCTTGAACACATAAATCTAATTCGATGCCTACGAGCTCCCAACCCTTCGAAGAAAAATATTGTGCTCGACGTTTCTTAAACCATTCTAATATTGCAACACCATCTTCTAGATATTCTGCTAATTGCAATGGATTAGAAAAATGTTCTCCACCCATTTCTGTTACGCACTTAACATATTCTTCACGAAGCTTGTTTTGCAATATGCTACGGAAATCTAAATTCTCTGCTTTCTTTACAGATTCATTATACATTACCGTAAGGAAGTATTGAAATGTCTCGTGAAAGGCAGTACCAAACGTTGTGTCAATAGATGCTTGGAATGGAGCTAGACCATCAATGTAGGCAAGTTTCCAAGATAATGGACATCGTTCATACATTGACCATTGTGAATAAGATATTTTTCTAGGCACCGTATCTGGGTCTCGTAATGATAAACGATAGATAGGTGCTACATATTGTCCAGCTTTCATACTATTAATATAAGAAAATTAATTCAAGAACACAAAAAAAGCTCGACATTTTTGCCGAGCTATATTCGTAACTTATTGTTTATTCTGATAAATCTTGTTGAATGAATGATAAAACTTCATCAAGCACCATTTGCCTACGACTATCCATTTCTTCATAGTATTCGTCAGTCCAATTATCCTCATCATCTTTGTATTCATCTAACTCATCAAAGTCTGGATGATGATATTCAACATCTCGAAATTCTTGATTAGATGCAGCTGCTCCAATGAAATTGTATCCTTCATCTTCGAATGTAACTTGCATTGTAACTCCTTGATAACGTTCTCGAAGGAAATCAGACAATTTGAAAAACAAACCTTCTGGGAAGTCCCATGCAGATGTCATATTGATAATTATGCTTGAATCCGATGATCGATCAACATCATCAAAATACATCCATTTAGCACCAACATTGTCAATCCACCATTGTCTTGTATCTTCATTATCGGGATATAAATTATCCATCATGATGTTGCAACAAGCTTCAATTCGAGCCATCCATGGAATGTTTTCATCTTTCGGATCTAATCCGATCCATTCTGCAAACTTATTGCAATCTTCTTCTGTTTTGAAATCGATTTCAAAATAACTATAAACGTGATTTGCCATTTTTCTATATTATAGAAAATTATTTGTTAGAATCCAATTGTTCTTTCAAATAAATGTCAATAAGATCCTTTGTCTTGGTTAAATCTTGTTCAAAGGAACCTTTATGCCGGCATCTTACAATGCGTTTAATGATATCAAATTCGTAGGTATTCAAACCCCAATCTTCTGCAAATTTATAAAGGCTATCTTTGCCTTTGTAATGTGATTGCGTATTTATGCTCATTTGATTCCTTTCAACATTTTCTTTTTATCGCCTTCACTATATCCGTACATTGTTAAAATGCGCTCACAATTTGTTTTATCCATTAATTCAACATAATCAGAAGCTTCTGATTTGCTTACTTGATAATGTTCAGCAATTTGTGCAACTAATTCTTTGTCAAATTTATCTTCTGATTTGCCTTTTATGTATTTTGCAAATGTTTTGTTATTTGGCAGTAATTCATGATACAATTTATATGTCTCTTGTGGACGAAGTAATCCAATTGTATATGTTTGAAATTCGTTAATTAATTCTGTTAATTCCATTCGCATTGATAAGAATCGATTCATCATATAAGGGCTGAATGCTTTTTGATCTACATCGGACCATTTTGACCATTCTTTCTTTTTATGAGTTACCCCATCAATAAAATCAAACATTGTAGCTGCTTTACGTTTTTCTTCTGCCATTATAAATTATATTTTTTACGATATTGTTGTTCTAAATGTTCACCCATTCCTATTTCTAGTATAACTGCCTTATCTGGTATTCCTACTAGTTTCTTTGCATCTAAAATATCATCTATAGATTTATTTCGATATGATTTTATTTTTGTGTTTGCATTGCTTCTATTAGAAGTTTTAAACACAATGGTAACTAAATCTTTATGATATGATATTGACATTATTTTTTTACTTTGATTGGTTGAAATTCTTCTGGAATACATCCGCAATCATCACAACGAAATACCGGAATTGGTACCATTGTGTCTTTATCTGCTCCAGTTAAAAATTTTGACACTTTATTGATTGCCATTACCTGACGAAAATACATACCATCACATTCTTTGCATTGAATTGGTTGCATATCATTAGGTCCAATATTAACATTCATTTTACTCATAGTTCTCCTAATAAATTAACAAACATTGCCATAATATTAATTTCTTTATCTACAACTGATGCATCTTTGAATTGCGATTCTGCAATAATTAAAATACATGGTGCAACATGACCTGTTGCAAACTCATCTAAGCTGTCATAAAGAAATGTATACAATGGTGTGAAATCTTTTACTTTGCTATCTGCAATAATTTGACGGATCTTATTAAAAGATGCTTTTTTGTCTTTAGCATTTTTTAATACTTCTAAAATTTCAGTCATATAATTTGCTTGAATAGCGCTTGCTTTATCTAATTGCAATTTTCTATTAACAACTGATGCTTGTGCTGCATTGAGTGCTCGACGAATATCTGGATATGATGCATTGATAATTGCAGCAACATCTTTGATATCATATTCAACACCCTTTTCATTTAAAACAGCAACCAATCGTTTTGCTACATCTGATTTACCTGGAGGTGTAATTGCAAATGTTTGACAACGTGATTGAATCGGATCAATGATCTTTTCAACATAGTTACAAGTTAAAATAAAACGAGTTGTTTTGCTATAAGTTTCCATTAAATTACGTAATGCTGCTTGAGCATTAGGTGTAAGATAATCTGCCTCATCTAAAATAATGATTTTCCAACGCTTAAATCCTACTGTTGATGCATAACGCTTAATCTTATCACGAACTGCATCTACTGAGTTTTCATCTGACGCATTGATATACATTAAATCAGCATCAACGCTATTTGCAATAATCTTGGCCAATGTTGTTTTGCCAGTACCTGCTGATCCGTAAAATAACAAATGCGGTACATCCCCATTTTCGATAAAAATTTTAACTTTTTCAATGATGTGCTCATTGCCAATATAACCTTCTAATGTATCAGGGCGAAATGATTCAACCCAAAGTGTATTTTCTTGTTGTCCAAACATAATTTATTATTTACCTGTTGATCCGAAACCTTTTTCTCCTCGTTTTGTGCTAGAATCTAATGAACCTACTGCTTGCCATTGGATTCGTTCCGCCGGAGCTATTACCAATTGTGCAATTCTATCACCTGATTTAATTTCGAAGTCATATTGACCATGATTGATTAAAATAACGCCAATTTCGCCTCGATAATCTGCATCAATGGTACCCGGGCTATTTAATACAGTAATACCATAATTCTTAGCTAACCCGCTTCGAGGTCTTACTTGTATTTCATAACCATATGGAATTTCAACTCGCAAACCAGTTGTTATTAATTTAAACTGACCTGGTTTTAAAAGTCCATTTTCTGCACTTTTAATATCTAGACCAGCACTCCCATTAGTTTCATATTGTGGGAGTGCATTGTCTGAATTATTTACTATTTTTACTACCATCTTAGTTTTGTAGCATTACTAACCAATAAGTTGATTCAAAGTCAGCACCAGTAAATTCAATACGAGCTAAGCCATCTGGAGATACTTTTAATTCTCCGGAGTCTCCGCGGTTTGCTACTAATACTTCTTTTAATTTATCTGCTGAGAAACAAACCGGGTCCATATCAGCAGAATTTGTAGTTCCTACTTCAAAAGAGATATTATCTGCATTCACGGTTGAGTAATTGATAATAAATTTAATATTACCACCCACCACTTGCACTGCAAAATTCTTTGCATCTGGTAATGCATTCTTTGCTTTAATGAATTTGCTAATAAATTCTTCATTTACTGGAATTGTAACTTCATAGTCAGGTTCTGCATTGATTGAAGGCACTGCTGGAATAACCGTTGTGTCTGCTAACATGAAAGTTGCTTGAGTTGAACCTTCTGAAATTTTCATTGCATAATTCTTACCTGCTGCTTCTTTAACATCAATTGTGATATTTTCATTTACAGCTCCTAGCATCTTAATTAATGCTCCGGTATGATTGATACCCAACATACCTTTCATAAATGGTGCGGTATTCCATTTAATTTTTC